TTTGACTTAATGACCAAATCGGAAGCAGAGCGAGTTTTAAAAGAAATGAGCAAGGATTTGGAAGTTGTTAGATCAAGGACGAAAGACGGAACTTTTGCCAAGGACGATCCTGACACAAAAGAAAATGAGGCATGGGAAGTTAAAAAGAAAACCCCTGCCAAGAAAAAGGCTCCAGTTAAAAAATCTGTAGCTAAAAAGGCTCCTGTTAAGAAAAAAGCTCCTGCAAAAAAGAAGGCTGTTAAGAAGAAATAATGCGTAATTATAGAAAAGAGTACGATGATTACCATTCCAAGCCCAAACAAAAAAAACGAAGAGCAGGAAGAAATGCTGCTAGAAGAAAAATGGTTTCAGCAGGCAAAGCAAAAAAGGGTGATGGGAAGGACGTTCATCATAAGGACAGAAATCCCATGAATAACAAATCAAACAATTTAAAAGTAACGTCTAAATCTAAAAACCGAAAAGTTAATAGCAGAGGATAAATTTATGGGAATGGGCGGAACATTACAGCAAGGATACAATCCTTATGGAATGTATGACAATCAAGGTGGATTTACTCCATCTGAGCAGCCTAGCAGTTTTGGTCGCTCTCCTTATTCTGTGCAAAATATAATACAAAGAGATAGAATGATGGGAGGTTATAACCCTTATTCTATGGGCATGGTTCCTAACTACGCCACAACCAGCTATATGAATCCGTATAGCAGTCCTTACTCAAGACCATACTTTCCTCAGACAACTGGTTCGTTTTTTAGAAGCAACGCCCCAGCGTATGGGTTTTATGGTCAACCAGAAACATTTGGAATGCCGGGACCGGGATATCCAGATCCTTTTAATGTTAACCCTTATAGTCCTTATAATGTAATGGGAGGCCCATCGAAAGGTGCGCCACAGCAAGGATATAATCCTTACGGGATGTATGGCAATCAAGGCGGATTTACTCCATCTGGTAGACCGCCACCACAAATGGGTGGAAAAGGTGGAGCCGGAGGAGGAAAAGGCGGGGGGCAAATATACAACATGCATACTCCAGTTGATCCAACAAGGGAAGTGCCTCCTAGTCCATATTCTGAATATGCCTCTAAAGCTCAAGCATTTGCTGAATCTGCTAGGTTAAAAGAACAAGAAAGAGCAAGGCTAGAAGCAGAACGTCTAGCGGCAAGAAGACCTAACGAAGCGGATGACAAGCCTTTGCGTCCCAGAAGATGAAAAACAAACGAAAAAAAACAGAAGTAAAGCGTGGCGGAAAAATAAAACCTGCCAAATGCAGAAACGGTCTTGCTAAAAGAGGCAGAACTAAAGGAATTGTTATCTGATGGCTACTAGCACTACATTTAATTTTACGTTAGATATAGGTGATATTATTGAAGAAGCCTATGAAAGGGCTGGTCTTGAGCTACGAAGCGGTTACGACTACAAAACCGCAAGGAGAAGCCTTGATCTTCTTATGTTGGAGTGGCAAAACCGTGGGCTTAACCTATGGACAGTAAAAAATGCCTCTCAAACTCTTACTGCTGGCACATCGTCTTATGATTTAACAGCAGAAAAAATTGAAATTATAGAAGCATCTCTTAGAACAGATGTTGGAGATTCCAATAATCAGTCAGATTTAACAATGGAAAGAATTTCTGTGGTTCAGTATTCTCATCTTACTAACAAGTTAACAGAAGGAAGACCATTACAATATTACGTTGGCAGATCACCAGATAATATAACAATTAATCTATGGCCTGTTCCTGACTCTCAAGAAACATATACATTTGTTTATTATTATTTAGAAAGAATTGAAGACTCTGGAAAACCTGCTACAAACAATATGGATGTTCCTGATCGTTATTTGCCATGCTTGGTTTCTGGGCTTGCTTACAATATTGCATTAAAAAGACCAGAATCAGTTAGTTTAGCCCCTGCTTTAAAACAAATTTATGAGGAGCAGTGGGAAATGGTTTCTGATGCATTTAGAGAGAAAGCTGCTTTATATGTTACGCCCGGAGGCTATAACATACTATGAGTAGTTTTGCAGAGGGCAAAAGAGCTTTTGGTTTTTGTGACAGAACTGGATTTCGTTACCCCTTAAAAGACCTTGTTCCTCAAATTGTTAATGGAAGAGACAGCGGCTTGCGTGTAGGCAGGGATGTAGTTGACGAAGATCAGCCACAATACAAATTAGGGCAAATCAGGGTTGGCGATGCACAGGCTTTAAGAAATCCTCGTCCAGATAAAAATTTTGCAGAAAGCAGATCATTGTCTGCATTTGATCCAGTGGGTGGAGGATCAGCAGATTATGGAACGGAAACGCTTAACCTTGATATAAAAGGCGAGGTAGGCAAAGTAACAGTGAGTACAAGCTGATGGCGTGGACATTCACAACTTTAAAAAATGCCTTGCAGGACTATCTGGAGACAACGGAAACTACTTTCGTTAATAATCTTCCAACTATTATTCTGCAAGCAGAGGATAGAATACTCAAATCAGTTCAATTGCCTGATTTTAGAAAAAACGCCACAGGTAATACATCTCAAGGCAATCAATACCTTTCCATGCCATCTGATTTCTTGGCTCCGTATTCCTTGTCTGTGGATAACACTGGATATGAATTTCTTATATTTAAAGATGTAAACTTTATACGAGAAGCATATCCTGCTTCTTCAACGACTGGAACGCCAAAGTATTACGCAATATTTGATGAATCGAACTTTCTTTTAGCACCGACACCTAACTACCTGACTGGCACAACAAACTACACGGTAGAGCTTCATTACTTTTATAAGCCAGAATCAATCACCACGGCATCAAGTGGCACAAGCTGGCTAGGCACAAATGCAGAGTCAACCTTGTTTTATGGGTGTTTAGTTGAAGCATACACTTTCCTAAAGGGTGATGCAGACGTTATGCAGATGTATATAGCGAGATATGAAGATGCGCTAGGCAAGCTCAAGAATCTGGGCGAAAATTACGACACTACAGACAGCTATCGTTCTGGGGCGGTTAGGAACAAAAGAGCGTGATTAGTTCGTTAAGCGAAGCAGAGATAGGCTCTGTAGGAGTTCATACCACACATCAAAGAGGCATATCCCCAGAGGAGGTAGCGTCTAGGTGTGCAGACAAAATTGTTTCTGTATCAGAAAGTGCCAATCCCCTGATAAGAGAGCAAGCTAATGCGTTCAAACAGAATATACAGAAAGTAATTGAGTTTTACGTCAGGCAAGGAATTAACGGGTACAAAACCGATTTGTATAACGAAGCGTTAAAGGCTGGAGATGACGGCCTAGCTAATATAATCAGGAGGCTATAATGGCTTTTAGCGGAAACTTTATGTGTACCAGCTTCAAGAAAGAGTTAATGGAAGCTGTGCATAACTTTAAAAACTCTGGTGGCAACACTTTTAACATTGCTTTGTACACCAACAGTGCCAGCTTTAATGCGGCTACCACTGCGTATACCACTAGCAATGAGGTAAGTGGTACAGGCTATACGGCAAAAGGTGCTTCTCTTACTAGAGTAGACCCAACTACAAGTAGCACTACGGCTTTTACAGATTTTGCTGACGTAACTTTTAGTTCGTCTTCTATTACGGCTAGAGGTGCTTTGATATTTAACGACAGTGCCAGTGGAGATCCAACTGTTTGCGTTTTGGATTTTGGTGCTGACAAGTCATCAACAAGTGGAGATTTTACAATCCAGTTCCCAACTGCTGACGCGAGTAACGCCATTATCAGGATTGCCTGATGGCAGATGCTTTAGCCACCTATATTGGCTGGAATAGTTCTGGTCAAAGTTGGAACGGTGGTTCTTGGAACGTAGACCAAGCTATTTCTGGTGCTACAGCATCGGTAGGTAGCGTTACCTTTGAAGGCGATGTAGTTGTAAGTCTTACAGGGATTGCTGGCACGGGCGGTGTAGGGAGCGTTACAGCAACTGGAACTGCGGTTACTTCTGTTACAGGAATTGCAGGAACAGGAGGAGTTGGCAGTGTCACCATAGAGGGTGATTCGTCTGTTTCAGTTACAGGTATTGCTGGAACTGGTGCTGTTGGTTCTGTCACGGTAGCTCCACAAACAATAATTTCAGTTACAGGGGTTTCGGCTACTGGAGCAATAGGTACTGCTGTAGTCTGGGTGCAGATTAGCCCAAATGTAGGAACAAGTTGGTCAACAATTAGCCCATCGCAAAGTCCGAATTGGGAAGATGCTGCGTAAGAGGATATAAAACATGTCAAGTACATACACAAATTTTTTAGGTATCGAGAAGATAGGATCTGGCGAACAGTCAGGTACTTGGGGTGATACCACTAACACCAACTGGGATTTAACGGATGAAGCGATTACTGGTATTGTCTCTGTTACACTATCTAGTGCTGGCTCTTCTGGCTCTCCCACTGCCCTCCCGATTACTGATGGCGCAAGCTCGAATGGAAGAAATAAATTTATCGAGTTCGTTGACGGAGGTGATCTTGGTGGAACGGCATACGTCCAGTTAACTCCAAACAATGCAGAAAA